CAATGGCGTCCACGAAACAGAAGATCGAAGAAGAGCACGGTCGCAAGCTGACTAACAGGCAAATGACGTTCGCCCGACATATCGTCGAGGGCATCTACTCCAACGCTGAATGCGCTCGGAAGGCGGGGTACGCCCCAGATACAGCGGCCAACTTCGCGTACAAACTTCTGAACGGCAAGGACTACCCGCACGTACTGGAATATATCCAAGACCTGAGAGCAGAACGAGAGCGCCGCTATGGTGTGACCACCATTGGACAGCTTGAGCGTCTGCATCAACTAAGCAGCGGGGCCGAAGAGGCTGGTCAGTTTTCCGCGGCGATCAATGCGGAGAAAATTCGCTCGGCTTTGGGTGGTCTAACGATCGATCGACGTGAGACAATCAACACCATCGATTCCCTGTCACGCGACGAAATCGAGGGGCGTCTGGCCGACCTACAAAAGCGATACCCTCAAGCCTTTCAGATCGAAGGCACAGCAAAGGACATTACACCAGATGAGCAAGGGCCCAGAGGCGAACTTTTGGAACTCAATACGATCGAACATGCCGAAGAATTGCCACGCGACAAGGATTGAAAACAAGCATGGCGGCGGTGTCCCTGATGTCCACATGGTCTGGGACGGCATGCCTTTCTGGCTCGAATTGAAGGTGAGTAACTCACAAGCAATAAAAATCCGTCCTCATCAAATCGCGTGGAACGCTGCATATTGGGCTCGTGGAGGCTCAACTTTTTACTTGGTAAAGAGGGCCAAGGACGGCGATATACTATTATTTGGGGGAGATCAGGGGCCCGAGGTCCTTGCTTTGGGGTGCCTTGCGCCTTGCGCCCTGCGCGTTGGCTCTGCGTCTGGGCTTTTTGCTGCTCTGCGCCCTGTTTTGCAGGCTAGATTGTCTTGCGCCTTGCGCCCTGCGCCTTGATCGTGATGGTATCACGCTGCGCAGCGGCGGGCAAAGGCAAAAGGACCAAGAGCCGAGGCCCTTGGTCCTTTGTTCCTTATAAAAACCCCGCAAGTTCAAAGAATGCTTTACGTTCTTTTTCTGTTCCATCTGGTTTAAGTATATCCCAAATCTCGTATATAAAAGCTAGGTCGAGGTCGTTGGATTTGCCAATAAGTTTTGCGATTTCTTTTTCCATTTTAGTGCTCCACAATTGCGATAGACTTGCCTAGGCTCGAGCCTTTGCAGAGTTTGCAGGCGGTACACTGGACGCGGCGGCCCGCCTCTTTTGATGCGGGGCATAGTGCCTCGTTCGCCTTGTCTAGTTCTCCCAAATCGGGAATGACGCGGAAGGTGCGACGCCCTGCTTTCCAGTGTGCGATTGCTTCGGCGCGATTGTCTGCGCTTTGCATCGCGATATCTGGACGCCATCCGCTTTGGTGGCTGTATGCGGTGAAGGTGTCGGCGTCTGCCAGTAGATCCGTCCACACGTCCGCGGGCACGGCTGCGGGATCCCCGTATGTCCCGACGCGAACGAACCGCCCGCGGCCCAATGCTTTGCGATCCGCGCTATTGTCTGCGGTTGGATAGACGCCGCGCAAGAATGCTTTGTAAACGATCAAGACGCCTTGGCCAAGGTTAACGTAGCACCGGCGGCCCTTGGCTTGCTTGCGCTTTGGGTCGTCGTTTACTTCGCCGCGCATGGTGCAATCACCACAGATTGAGAAGTCTGCGCCCGTCTTGCTTGCTTCCAGTGGGTTGATATCGCTGCGCAGTATATATGTCTGCAGGACTTTCCCCGTTTTGGTGTTGCGATCGCTGTATGTTGCGATTGCAATGATTGGTTTACCATCCAATAGGCTTGGCCCGTTGTATATGATTCCGGCTTTCATAGCTTTGATTCCTTAGTTGATTGAGTTTATATATTAGCAGAACACAAGTGATGCGCAAGTTTTATTTGCCTTGCGCCTTGAGGCCCTGCGCCTTGCGCCTTGAGGCCCTGCGCCTTGCGCTTCGCGACTCTTAGCGGATCGCCTCGCCGGGCCCGAGCGCCAGGGCAAAAGAAAAGGGCCCCGAAGGGCCCTAGCTTTATGCGTATGATTCGAGGCTCGATTGCAACTGTTTGATGCTTTCGGCTCGGGTGGCCTTGAGCGACTTGAGCAGCGCGTTTGCGCGATAGTTGTCGCCGTCTTCGACCTTGGCCTCGAGCATCTCGATCAGGTCCTGCATCTCGTCAAGTTCTAGATCGATGTTCAAGACGACTGAGCGCGGGTTGGTATATGATGATTTCATGGTATACTCTTTCTGTTTTGTTGAAGGCCTTGCTGGCCTAGGTTTAGACTACCAGCGGGGATGCATGGGGTCAACAACTAATTGCAATTTAATCTAGGGATTTCAGCGCCTTGCGCCTTGACATTTTCCCCGAGCGAAGCGAGGGCCTTGCGCCTTGACATTTTTGACGAGCGAAGCGAGGGCCTCGATGCGGTAGCGATAAGGCCCCGGCGCGTAGACAATATATATCGGAGCGCCGGGGTCTTGGTTTCTCGTTGCGGTACTCCTTCGTTGAACACTGCCAAGCGCAGCGGATGCCAGCCTCTCGCGAGGCTGGTCACCGCTATGCTTATGCGTACTGATCGAGCCAGCCATCATCGGCTAGCACCAGCTGGCCACCGTGGCTCTTGATATATGAAGAGTAGATGTCGCCCATCTCATACGATCCGTCAGGCATCATGGGCGAGGTCGCAGCGACAAACCAACGAGCGTATGGATCCTTTATCTCAGCACTCGAGTGCTTGTACGTTTTGAGTACGCGCCATTCCCAGCCTTGATCGTTTTTGTAGATAGCGTATGGCTTGGCTTGGTCGCGGGTCTTTCCGAATGTAGTACGTGGCATTGTAGTCTCCTTGATTAGTTGAGTGGTAGTACCCTGATCATAGTGTGGTTGGGATCAGGGTACAAGTGTTTAGGCTAGCTTGTCGAACTCTGCGATCAGCTGGTCGTATACTTTACCCGCTTCCTCAGTGCGATCGGCCATCACCAGCATCATCATGGTCTCGAGCTTAAACTTGAGGCGGTTGCCAGTGCTCTGCTGGGTTTTTGTCTCGGTTGTCATTGTAGTCTCCTTAGTTGAGTGCTGCAGGATCGCAGCGGATGCCAGCCTCTTGCGAGGCTGGTCACCGCTATGATCTTAGGCGACGGTGAACTTCTTAACCGTGCTCTGCTTGGCATACTTCTGCCAGACTGTCGGGCGGTTCTCTTTCCACCAAGATAGCGACGGTGCGCTCATACGGATCGTGACGTTCCAAGTAGCGTATCCCTCTGCCACAGCTTGGATGCGCAGCGCATCGCGCTCTTTTGTGAGGTCTTTGATCTGTGCGTCGATAACTGCGATTTGTCCGAGGTGTGTGTTCTTGTCCATGGTAGTAATTCCTTAATTGAATGGATCGCTTGATTGCTTCCATAACATAGTTATGGGCCCAGCGATCGGCATTGTCAACACTCCAAACACAATTAATTGCACGTAATTGAAATTAATTCACACCGATCCGCGCCCAAGTCCGCGCCGCCGGGGGTTACTAATCCGGATACGATCGCGCCGGATTGCGCCTCGCGACCCCCAAACCCCCTTTTTGCGCCCCGTGCCCGCCGCGCGGGGCTTTAGTACATGGTCCGATAAAATCATTCCGAGGTTTTTCCATTGCGACTACAAGTAAAACCCAAGTCCAAGGTCCAAGGACATTGGCCCGAGAATTTGTGCGCACTTTATTTTCATTTGGGTACGGGTTATGCTTCGGCAACAGTTACGGGGACCGAGGCACATGAATCTTCACGAGTTAGCAGATACGATGGCGGAGCGTTATGGGTTGGACCCAGCTATTTTCCGCAAGCAGATTGAGACGGAGAGTGGTTTTCAGGAGTCGGCGGTTAGTCCTGTTGGTGCTCGTGGTTTGGGTCAGGTTATGCCTGCTACGGCTAGGGATCCGGGATATGGTGTTACGCCGTTGTCTGCTGATTTGATCGATGATCCGGAGGAGAACCTTCGGTTTGCTGCTGAGTACATGCGAGCGATGCTTGATAAGTACGACGGGGATTATAGTTTGGCTTTGTCTGCGTATAATGCGGGATCTGGCGCGGTTGACAAGGCGGGTGGCGTTCCGAACTTCGAGGAGACTCAGAACTATGTGTCCAAGATTCTTGGATCGAGTGGCGAGGGTCTTGGCTCTTTGCCCGAGGCTGGTCGTCCTGAGACGGAGGGTGGAGTTGAGGCTGCGTTACGTTTGTTGTTGGAGTCTGATGGTGGCGAGGAGGCTGCGGGTCGGGATCGGACCAAGGCTGTTATGACGGGGTTATCGGCCCTTGGTCGGGCGTTTGATCGTCCGGAGTTTACGCCTCTTAAGTCGTCGGCCAAGGTTCAGCGCGGACGTGGTGGAGATGCGTTGTCTCGGTTTGAGGGTTTGGCGAGTTTACGTTCCAGATGATGGCGCTTTATTTTCGTCTTTTCATCGGTTATGTTGTGTCAACAGTTTAAAGGGACGATGTCATGGGATTTTGGTCAAATACTTTTGGGGGCGGGAACAGTTTTTCTCAGTCTGTGAGTAACGCAACAACCCCGAACGATGGTAACACATACGTGGGTGGTCAGGCTACCAGTACCAGCAGCGGCGCGGTACGTCCGAGGGCT